AACCGGAGGAATGATATGTTCACCTATATTTCCATTGAAGAATTTGCGGACGGCGTAGTAAAAAACAACAAGGATACCAACCGTAAGGAGCTGATCGCCTCACTGCGGGAATCCCTTGCCGCCAAGAAAAACGGCGCAAGGTGCATGATCTGCGGCGCGCCCATTTGGGCGGCAGGCAGCGGCGTCACAGGGACGTACCTGTGCTTCACCTGCACCACCGGCGAGGCCGACGACAGCGAGGACTACGAGATCGAATAAACAATACAAGCGCGGAGCATATCGCCCCGCGCTTGCTGCGTAATATGGTGTTTCTGAAATTGCACAAAAATATAGCTTTTCTAAATGTTTTGCGCGTTTCTAAAAA